CCGATCTTGTCGGATCATAATTTGTCCCTAATTTGTTAAAAATAACAAAATTCAGAGCTTAGAAAAAACACAATTCCTTTAATATCTAATTTTGGGTATTCTATAGAACAAAAAAACAAGAAAAATGAAAAAAGAACTTTTAGCAGCGTTGAAAGCCAAGTTTGAGGGGGTCAACGAAAGCATTTTAAGTAGGATTGCAGACAAACTAGCCAAGACTACAACTAAAGAAGAAGATGTTGCAACCGCAGTTTCGGGGGTAACAATTCAACAAATCATCGAGGGTTATGGTGATAGCAGAGCAACAGAAGCTCAACAATCTGCTGTACGCAACTATGAAGAAAAGTATGGTTTAAAGGATGGTGAAAAGCTACAAGAGCCTAAGCCAAAGCCACAAGAGGAAACTATGCCTGAATGGGCAAAACAACTTGTAGCGGAGAATAAAACACTCTCTGAACGCTTAGGTAGAATAGACGGTGAAAGAATTACCGCAGAAAGAAAGCAAAAACTATCTGCAGTGTTCAAGAAATTGCCTGAAAACCTTAGAAAACCATACGAGCGTATGTCGATTGATAAGCTTTCTGATGAAGAGTTTACCACTCTTTTTGGAGAAATCACAGCAGAGGTAGACGAAATCGCATCGTCTGTGAAGTCTAAAGGTGCTGTTTTTGGACGTCCTGCAGCACATCAAGGCACAGATAACTCTCAAGAACTATCTAAGGAGGAACAAGAAGCTATCGCATCGAGAAACGTTGCTCTAAAAGATGGTGAACAACCTTTTTAATTAACATTTAAAACCAAACGAAAATGAGTATGACAGTACAAAGACGCAAAGAGACAAGATTTCCAAGCGTCATCATGCACAAAGTTGCCGATGTAAGAGGTGGCGTTTCTGTGCAAACTAAAGAACTTGGCGGAAAATATCTGCTTGAGGGCACTGTTCTTTCAGCTCCAATTGAGGGCATTTGCCACGTTGTGAAAGTTGCAAAAATCAATGAAGATGTAGCAGCTAGCGGTGTTGCAATCAAGGTAGAGAAAGGACATCACTTTGTAGTAGGTGATATTCTTTGCGCTAAACTTGGCAACAAAGCAACAACTATCACCGCAATTGACACTAGCGACAATAGCGTTGATACTTTGACTATCAAAGCAGCGTTGGGAGAGCTTAAAAAGGGTGCTTTTGTGTTCTTGGCAGACAAAGAATCTGCAGACACCAAATCGGCATTAAAGTATGCTCCTTTTGCAATTAACGGCACTACCAAACCTGTTGTTGCAGGCGACAACTTAGATACTGATGCTTGGCTAATTGCAGTAACCAAAGGTAATGACTTGCCAACTGAAATTGAACAAGCACTTAAGGGCGTAATCAACTACTAAGGAGGAGGAATTTAAAATATGATTAGACAAACATTAATCGAGGGATTGAATGATAAAATGGTGCAAGCACGCTTGAATTCAGCTGATGCTTCGCAGTTCTATTTTGGTAAGCATTTCCCCGTAAAGAAAGTGACAGGTTTCACTTGGAAAACTCTGTCAAATCAATTAGCAGCTAAGAATGTAGCAGCTGATTTGCACACAGACAATGGAACAACCATTCGTAAGCGTAGACCAACCTTTGAGAGTGCAAAAGGAGACATTCCTTTTATCTCTATTTCACGTGAAATGACACGTGCTGAAATCAAAGATTATCAAACAGCTCTTGCACTTGCAGGTGAAGCTGATGCAGTGAAGCTTGTACAATATTGGGGTGAAGACGTTGATTTTTGCTTCAATGGCGTTCAATCTGAACTTGAGTACATTGCTCTAGCATTGGTATCTAACGCTGGTAAGTTGGACTTCACAACTACCAACAACGCTACTTTTGCTAATGAGTTCTCACTTGACTATGATGTAGACGCTGAAAACAAAGTTTCAACATCTACTGATTGGGGTAACGCTTCAAGTGCTGATATTATCGGTGACTTGGTTAAGATTGTGAAGCAAGCAAAGGCTAGAAATCTCAATCCTAAGTTTGCGTTCATCAACTTAGATGAGTTGTACAAGATTTGTTCAAGCGAGCAAATCATCAAGATGTGTGCATCTTACATCCAAAATGCAGTTGGAATGGCTCAAACACCAGACTTAGCAGCAGTAAATCAAATGCTTGCAAGACAAGCATGGTTGAACGGCTTGCAGTTGCGTGTAATTGACCAAACTATCTCACGTGAGTTTGCTGATGGTACAACCACTAGCGCAAACCCATTCGCTGATAGTCGTATGGTGTTGTCTGAAACTGAACGCTTAGGAACAACTCAATATGACGTATTGAGAGAAAATAGTGACCTTATTTTGCGTGCTGAACGTGCTCATACTGTTGTCAAGAAGTATGGCACTATCGAGCCTACAAGCGAGGTAACTATCGGTCAATGTGACGCTGTTCCTGTTCTTGATTCAGCATACCGCAACGTGTATGTGAGAACCGACAAAAAGAAGTGGTAAGAAGCTCATTAACCTTAATAATTAAAGTTTTATCATGATTACAATTCTCGAAGTTTTAAAAGGAATAAATGCCTACCCAATACCACAAAGAACAATAGGGGAGATTGCAATAAAAAGAAGCCTAAACTTAGATGCTGACTTAACAAGTGACATCGCAGTTTCAAAGGGTTTTCTCTTGGCGAAAGCTGACCTTTATATGTGGCTCTCCTTTGCTCCTGACGTGTCGCAAGGTGGGCAGTCTTATTCTTTCTCCGAAGACCAACGTACATCGTTTAGAAACCTAGCAAAAGCGATATACAGCGACTTCGGAGAAACTTCGGGAGCTGTTAAAACTAAATTTGGATACAAGGGAGACACCTTATGATTATTGAGAATGGCACTATAAGAGTAAAGAGCAAAGCGCAATGTTATATTGACAGAGATACAGGCTTTGTTGAGAGTTGCGAAAAGGCTACATGGAGCAAACCAATACCATGTCAGTATGAAATAGCATCTTACAACAACCTAGCGAAGTCAGATAACATGCCTTACACTGAAAAACACTATACTATACTTATCGAAATGCGCAGTTTCAAAGGCGAGCAGATAAGTTTATTTGATGCGTTTGGCAATTCTCTTGGTGAGTTCTCAATTATCCAAATTAAGCCACTAACGGCAGTCGATGAAATCCAAATAACCGTCTAATAATGAAGCAAATAACACCACAAGAAGATATAGATAAGTACCTAAAGAGTAGCGTTGAAGAATTAATCAATGAGACTATTTACAAGCTATCTTATATCGGTGAGCATGTAGTAAATACAGCTCGCTTGTCGGGTGAATATTTAGACCAAACAGGCAACTTAAGAAGTAGCATTGGTTATATCATGTCTATTGATGGTGAGATTATTAGACAAGGTGAATTTAACGTAGTAAAAGATGGTGAAAATGGAACGAAGAGCGGTGAAGCTTTGGCGCAAGCTTTAGCCAAAACAAGCAAAGGAATAACCTTAATAGTCGTAGCAGGTATGCATTATGCTATATACGTTTCTGCAAAAGGTTTAGACGTCCTAGATAGCGCAGAGATAGAACTTGAAAAACAACTACAAGAACAATTCAAAAATGGCTAAAACAAGCAAAGAAATACTTCAAGATGTCCGCAGACTACTTTTAGGTAGTAGGCTTCAACAAAACCTATCAGGTAATATCTTTTTCAGTCGTGAAAACAGACCAAAAGATAGCACGCTTGAGGATGTCTTGATTATTTTCACAACAGGCGTTCCTAACCAAGTCGAAAAAGGTGTTATCACCATCAATATTTTCTACAACGACCACGACCCATATAGTAGTGGAAATTTCATCGAAAACGAAAAGCGAGGAGCAGTAATTGAAGCACTTGCTAAAGAGTGGATTAATTCACTCACAGCTGGCGTTTCAAACTACAAATTCAAGCTTTTAAACACAATAACTAGCTTTAAAGAAGATAATACCAATCAACACTTTATCGTGATAAAACTAGGTTATGACTACTTCGGAAATGAATAATATTAATCACTAAAAAAAAGAATAAACTATGGCAATTTTATCATGGGGAAAACCCACAATTGAATTTTGTCCATCTGTAGGTGGAAATCCTGATGGTAGCTGGAAAAAGACAGCAACCCCAAAGGAAGATACAACTAAGCTATCGCAAGTTGCAGGCGAGGAAAAAACCGCTACAGAAGAGGGCGGAGAAGTTGTTGATTCTCGTGTTGGCAAATCAACTTTCACGTTCGAGTTTGACCATTTCGTAAAGAAAGGTGAAGAACCATTTGTGGAAGACGAAGATGGCGTTGTTGCGGGTGAGTTTGCGTTCCGCTTAACCCCCGAAGATGAGGGAGGAAAAGGCTTCCTTATTGAACGTGCAACATTGCGCTGTGAGCAAACCTATTCATCTGCAGAGGGTATCTTACTTCACTATGTAGCAAAGGCTTTGAAACCTGCTACAGGTAAGATTGTAAAGCCTTATCAAAAGAATGCTATAACGCTTTCAGGTGATAAGCTTTACTTTGGTGCAGCAGCAGACAACACAGGTAAGACAATCACTGCAACATCGAGAGGTAACATCGTTGTTAGCACACCAAATAGCGATTGGATTACAGCTACTGCAAATGCAAAAGTAGCAACCATCAAGGTAGCAGCAAACACCACAGGTAAAGTGCGTGTGGGCAAAGTAACAATCACCGCTGATGGCTTAGCATCGGTTGTTGAGGTAACTCAAATCCCTTAATGAAAGAAATAGCAGGCTAGCGTAAAAACTAGCTTGCTATTATAAAACACACACATAATATCATGATAAACGATAAAACTATTGAGCAAAAGGCAGGCGATGCCATTTTACAAGTACCACAGAATATATTAGTGGGCACTAAAACTTACAAAGTAGCTTCACCTAGTGTTGCAACGCTTATCAAAGTTTCACAGTGTATTTCTACACTACCAAACATCGCACTAGACAAGGCAGAAGTTGTGAAAGAATCTTTGTCTTTTGCCAAGCATAGCGAGCCATTTGGAGAAGCTTTGGCAATACTTATTTTAGGTGCAAAGAATCTCACTGAAAAGCGTACAATACAAAAAGAAATCGAGGTAGAAGAGGAAAAAATCGTTTACAAATCATACCTATTTGGCTTGTTTAAACGCCCTTTAAAGACCATCCAAACGACCACTAAAGTAGTAACAGAAACTATCGAGGTGGATAAAAAAGCAGAGTTGGCAAAAGAGCTTTTAGAGAACTTCTCACCTAGCGAGCTTTACAACATCACCGCTACACTAATAGGTAATTTGCAGTTAGGCGATTTTTTCGGTATTTCCATTTTCCTAACAGAAATAAATCTGCTTCGCCCAACGAAAATGGATTAAACAACAGCATTTGGGCAATTGTCGCAGGTACTGCAAAGGTTTATCACCTACCATTTGAAACAGTGCTTTATGATATGTCTTACGTAAATCTCACTATGTACAGCGCAGTTTTGCCTACATACGATAACGAGAAAGACAAGAAAAACGAAGAAGTAATTAATGGTGATGACAAGAACAATTCTAAAAAGATAGATGACTTCTTTAATTCAATAACAGACTAAAAAAAACAGAAAGGATAGTATATATATGGAATCAAATGAGAAAGGATTATATTTTTCAGCGAGAATTGATACTTCACGCTTGCAGTCTGATGCTGAAAAAGCAAGCAATATACTATCTAATATAGACAAGCAAGCATCGCAAGAGGGTAATAGGATAAAAGAATTACTCTCAAATGTCCCCGTTGTAAATATTGATATTGCAACTAACGCTCCTAGCACCTTAAGTGCAATAGCAATAGCTTTTGAAGAGATAGATAAAGTAACTGACGCTAATAAAGCGGCAATAATAGAACTCACTGCAGAATACGACAGGCTTCAAGAGCAAAAGAGTATAGCAGAAAAAGCAGGTAACAAGGACGAATATATCGCTATTGAAAAGGAATCAGAAGCGATTAGAGCGAATATTGATTTGCGCAAGAAAATCAATGAGGAAACTGCAAATTTAGCTGATAATTTATTAGCTATTGAACAAAATTTGCAATCAGAAGCAACAGCGACTCAAAGTGCAATCGAGAGTACAAATGAAGCTTTAGCTGTCACCGATAATCAAGCATCTCAAACAAGCAATAGAATTAAGGAATTGCTTGCAAATGTGCCTGTTGTAACTTTTAACGTTGAAACCAATGCACCAAAAACTTTAGATGAAATTGAGGTAGCGTTTTTAGAAATCGACCAAGTTGTAGACACAAACAAAGCTGCTATTAAAGAGTTAGCTATTGAATATGATAGGCTTGTATCGCAAAAAAACATAGTAGCAAAAACAGGTACTAAAGAGGAATATTTAGCTATTAAAAAAGAGACAGAAGAAGTAAGAGCTAATATCAATTTGCGCAAACAAGCTATTGAGCAGGCAGAAGCAACAGCAGATAGTTTGCTAAAGGTTGAACAGAAGTTGCAAAAGGAAGCGGAGGCAACCCAAAAGGCAAGCGATAAAACCCAATCTTTGAGAACCCAAATCAAAGCCTTATCAATGCAAATGGCGGAATTTATCGCTAATGGAGGTGATGAGAAATCCGCTGAATATGTAAAAATGACGCAAGAACTTGGACGCCTTATGGATATACGAGGTGACATCGCAAAGCAAGGTAGCGTATTTGCCAACGATGAGGCGCAAATAGCAGGTGTTATCAAAGGTATAGGCGGTCTTACAGGTGCTTTCACAGCAGCTCAAGGCGCAATGTCTTTATTTGTAGGCGAAAATGAGAACCTACAAAAGGTAATGCTAAAAGTGCAAAGCCTTATGTCTATTACAATGGGGTTACAACAAGTTCAGCAAGCATTAAATAAAGATAGTGAATTTAGATTAGTTACTATCAATGGCTTAAAACGCTGGTATAACAAGGTCGTTGCAGAGGGCAATGTTCTGCAAGCAGTAGAGACAGCAGAAACAATTAAAAACACAGCTGCAAAGGAAATTAATACAGCAGCAGAAGCACGCAACGCAACAGCAAAGCAAGCGTCTAGCAATAGTTCAAAAGAGGTTGTTGCAATGCAAAATCTTGACACTGCAAGTAAGGCGACAAACGCAGCTGCTGCTAGTGCTGGCACTGTTGCAAACTTTACTCTTGCAGGTGCTTTTAGAGCTGTAGGTGCTGCTATTCGTGCAATTCCTGTATGGGGTTGGATAGCAGCTGCTTTAGCTGCCGTTGTAGCA